GAAGTCCTTGATTACATCGCCCATCTTGGCTTTTTCAAGATCGATTTTCTCATCGACTTGTTCGACTTCTTCATTCATCTCACCTTCCATATAGTTGGCAGCAGTAAGGATATAATCCTCAGCAAGAGTAATCTTGCTTTGTACCCACTCAGGAAGATTTGTTTGATCTTCAAGCATGTCGTGTAGGCGTTGTGCGTTGGCTAGAATGCTGCGCAATTGAGACTTTGCCATGTCACCTTCGTAATCATACTCACCAACATCGGCTTGGTCTTTGACTGCCTCACCCATTTGTTGAGCAATTGGGTGCTTTGATTGTTTTGCCATAATTGCTTTGGCGAGTTTCTTACCATATGACATGTCTTTTACCTCTTCATGCATACCTTTTAGTTTTTTAGTTTGCGCTTTTACAGCGTCGTTTTCTTTTTCACGTGATTTTAATAATTCGTTTCCGCGTTGACGGCTCAGTGCACTTCTTTGTTGTTCTGAATCAAATGCACGACCCAACTTTTCTGCTGCACTCATACGGCGAGCCTCATCAATCGTAGGACCATCAAGTTCAACGCTATCACCAACATATCTACGACCTGGTTCATATACAGGAAATGGTTTTGCTGGTTGAGATGCATTGAACTTTTTAGTCAATTGTTTTTGAGCAAATTTTCGTGCTGCATTAGTGTTTTGAAGTTTTCTAAGTGGATTAGGGTTGCCTTCTTTGTCCGCAGCTAGAGCAGAATCGACGGATTTCATCGTAATTGGTCTTTTTTCTTGACTCGCTTTGAGATACTTTTTGTAATCAACCTCATCCACCTGCTCGACTTCTTCCTGAACTTTGACAAGTTTAATGTCTTTGTACTTACGGCTCTTTGCCATTTTATAATGCGTGCTCAGAGCCTCAGCCTTTTTAGGGTGCACTTTTGATCTAAAGGTTTCTTTATCTTTTGTGGTGCCAATAACCTGATAGCCAGCTTCATCCACCTGCTTGGCTTCTTTGGGGAAGAAGCCAATTGGTTTATTGCCTCTAGCAATGTTTTTTAGTTTTGCTGCAGCCTTCATGCGAGCGAGTTCATTCGCAGGTTCACCACCACGAATACTAGTTAGAGCTGTGTTAATATGCTTTTCCGCTCTGTCATCAGCCTGTTTTTTGCCCAGTCCAGGAATAACTTTTCTCAAAAAAGCCCCAGCTTCATCCACCTGCTCGACTTCTTCTTTCTTCAATCCTGCCTTCATTGCCCTGCGAGCAAGAGCGCGAACATAGCGATACCCTTCTGGTTGCTTGCCTGGTGGCATCTTTGGCTTTGTTTTTACTGGACCGCCAAGAGCTGCTTCAGCTTCTTTCTTGGTGACTTCGTCGATTTGCTCGGCTTCTTCGTTAGTGTAACGAACTAGAGCAACCTTTGGATTATATCCTGCTTTGATGCCCTTGATGATTTCTTTTGCACTGCTTTGACCGACGCCAGCCATTGAACTGCTGCCACCAGATCCGCCAGCACCAATTGGTTGGCGACCACCCTTGGCATAGTATGCTTGTTGACGAGCAGTATTCATTGCACGAACCGATTGCGGTGCAGCTGCCATCTGCTTTCTAGGTGCAGGAGCGACAACTCGTTTTGCAGCAGCTGCAGATCTACCGCCGCCTTCGACTTCTGAAGGCATCGTCATGTTATTCTTTTTATACCATGCCTTTTGAGCAGCCTTTGACATCTTATGCAATAATGCTGGAACTTTTACATCTGCCATTTGTTAACCTTTTAGAGTTGATGACAACATCCAAGCAAGTTTCTTGTGTTCGTCATAGAGTTGTGTGAGGAAATCATTTAAGCCAATTTCGTTTGCTGCTTCAGCCATCTTTGCGCATGCTAAAAGACCTGCAAGGATTTTGGTATTATCTGCTTCAAGAGCAGCAACCATTTCCATTGAAGTTAGCGCGTCTTTGTTTTCCATGATCTTTGAATTTGCAGTTAACATTGCAAGATTCATCGGAGCTGGTGCATTTAATGCACGAATCTCTTCAGCGAGTTTATCCATATTGCTGAAAACGCTCTCATAGATTTTACCAAAGAACTCATGGTATTGAGGAAAGTCTTTTCCAATCACATTCCAGTGAAAAGAATGTGCCTTAAAGTAGAACACAAATGCATCAGCGAACACATTCGTGAGTGCGCTGACGAGAGCAGGTTCTGCTTGCTCTACAACCATTTGCTCTGCCTGTTCAACTAGGTTATGATATTTCATCGAATTCCTCAATCTTTAATTTTAAGTCTGTCGTTCCACGTTTAATTCTATGGAAAGTTTTAGCAGGAATGAAAAAATGATCGCCTTTATATAATTTCTCTGGCAATCCATTTTCGTATTGTATTTCCCACCCAGAACCTTCCAAAACCTCGATATACCTACCTTTTTCGTCACGATGCCATACTAATTCTTCAGTCAAGACATCGTGTTTGAATGTGCGCACGAACGTCCATGTATTTAGTTTTTCGTCAAAGTATGGCTCTACCACCATGTTTTTCCTGAATTGCTAAAGAATCGTGGCCAACGGCATGCCCAATAGGATGCACTGGTCTTATCTTTGTTCGTCAAACAACGATGGCGAGCAACAAATGATCTCGTTGCGGCTGGATCCATATACTTCTTCTTCATTCCAGACTTGCTGAAACTGATTTTACGGACCCCATCGCCTACTCGAACATAAACAGCACCGCCACCGCCTTCTTGCCATGGTTTGCCGATACCCTTTCCTTCCGTCTTATCTTCTTCGTTCAATTCTTCTTCGATTGGATAATCGAGAACAACTTGTTGACCTTCAAACTCGGCAATCTCACCGATGTTTGATTCGAGCATATCCTTTTCCCATTCGTCTTTTGGCTCATATTTGCCTTCAGTATAAAGACGCTTGGCTTCAGAAATCATCTCAAAGAACATCTCTGATCCTGGACGAAATACGTTTTCAGTGAATGAGATTTTATTCTCGACGTGATACTGAATTGCTTCTTCTAGTGTTGGTAAATTTTGCTCTGTTTCTTCGTATGCTGAGAAACGAGAGGCAACTGGCAATCCATGCAAAGTCACATCGAAGTGTCTAGGTGCGGCTAACGGACCTTTTTTCTTCTTCGTCGCGAGGGTTGGTGTGACATCGACGCCTTTTTCTTCTTTTTCTTCTTTGGCTTCTTCAACTTTGGTTCTGAAGGAAGAGAAACTTCTAGGATTTCGTTCACTTCCTTCTCGTACTGACTCATTCTCGCTGCAGCCACAATCTCCTCCGCACTCACAATCTTCTCCTGCGGATTCTTTTTTAACAATCTTTTTAGGTTTTCCCAAAGCATCGAAAGCATCTTCAATTTCTCCTTGTCCTGGTGTCATAGCAATGGCATGCTTACGATACTCATCTGTGCCAACCAATTGCATTTCGAATAGTTCATCTAAATTTTCTGTTTCTTCGCGCAAATCTTTATCAGCAGTGTGATATGTTTTGCCCTTATTGATATAAGAATTTACACGCGCATGACCCCACTGTTGTGGCGTCGTTCCTGGACGATGTCCAGAATTCCAAGCAGCAACTCCACGCTTATAAACTTTACGAAGTGTGCCGACAGAGATGCCTGACTTCTTGGCTTTTGCTGCCAATGATGAATCAGCTGCACCTTCGTTAACGCGACCTGTTTCTGGACGCTTATCCATCACTGCAGTGATATTACCACTTCTTGGCACACGACGTAGTTTTGGTGGCAAATCTTCAGTGGCTTCACCCATTGCTGCTTTGTGAATATGTCTATTCTGATGATGTAGAATTCTCCAGTCGCGGCGGTCTCTTTCTCTTTGATCTTTCTTTTCTGCATTACGATGATCTTTTGGAGTCATCGGAATAATTTGTTCCATCTTAGCGAGCTTGGTATAATAATCTGGCTTTTCCCATAGATGACCGAGAGCAATAGTTTCTGCTGTTTTCTCGTCAGTTGTATGCTCCATTTCAATCTGCTTTCCGATTGCAAGAGCTTGAATGATTGATGCGGCTGAAACGCCATGCTTTTGAGCAATGTCATCAACGCTGTGTGGAACTTTCACATCAGCAGTCATCTGTTCACCCATCATCTTACGAACAGCAATAGTGTGCTTACTTGGTTTTGTTTTCGCAGTTGCATCACCTGGAGCTGGTTCATATGCTCTTGGGTCACTATCGGAAAGTTTTGATTTCTCTTTCCAATGAGCAGCACGTGCCTTTGCAGTAGATGCACTTAAACCACGGACGTATTTCTTTGGTAGTCCAGATGCTTTATCTTTTGCAACTGGCGGAAAATACTTTTCTTTAATGATGCTAAATGCTTTTGGTTCTGGTGTTGTCTTGATTTCAAGACCAAGTTCAACAACACGCTCTAAAAGTTTTTCAATCTGAGCGCCGAAGAATACTTTCTCCATATCAGATGATTCATTTAGATTAATTGAGTTGTTGAATACAAATGCTTCTAGATCTTTTGAGAGTTCTTCTGCTTTTAAAAATTTGTCAATTCTTTTGCTCTCTGAAATAGGCTGTTCGCGTTGCTCATTGCGCAAACGAGAAACTTTATTTGTTACAGATACGTGGACAAAATCAAAGGTGTACCCTTCTAGAATGTTTTGGATCAATTCAATCTTATCAGCGTCATTTGCACCATTAATCACAATGTGTTGTTGTGTCTCATATAGTTCAGCAGCTGCACCATTTAGAATTTGATCAGCCTGAACTTCGGTCAAGTCAAAACGAGAAAAGATATTCTTGAGAACATAATCTTTTCCGCTGCCTGGACCGCCAAGTAAGAAAATACCAACTGGTGAAACTGATTCCATTTGCATACCTGCTTTTACCTTATCATGTATATGTGCGCCAAGTTTTTTGTCGCTGTAGTGTGAAACAAATTCGTCTTTCTTTCCAGCAGAAACTAATCCACGGAGTTTAGAAGCAGACATACCTTCTGCTCCTTCTGCATCTGGGTCACGATGTCCTGCTGAAACAACATTTACTTTTTTGATTTTTGGAAATTCTTTTGGTCGATAATTATTTAACAATTTGTGATATTCATCGACACGATCAGATCCAGCAACAACAGTTACTTCCTTATGACCTTTCTTTTCTAGATGCTTCATTGCATCCATAATTGTCTTTACTTTATCGTGAGAAGCGACATTTGCGCCAGGAAAAAGTTTACGCATTGCTCCAACTTTCTCGTCATGAGTCATTGGATTTTTGTTTTTGTCTTGCGTGTGCGTTGGGAAAATATAATGTTGACCGCCGACCTTTTCAGCGCGATCCTGCACAGCCTTGACTAACTTGCCATGACCTTCCTCTGTTGGAGGATTAAATCTGCCCCATGCAATGACTGCGTGACTCATTGTTTTGCCTTTAGTAATGCGCCTCTGGCGCGATTTGCTTTACTGAATTCTTCTCTATCAACAACCTTCAATCCCTTTGCAACAAAACCTTCTGGACCAGACTCTTTTTCGCCAATGTGATGAGTGTATCCACCGTGCGCAGTACTATTTAAACTTCTTGCGAGAGTGTTAGTTGCTTGTTGAACGTGATGATGGATGTCGAATGATCGTTGAAAATGCTCTGAATTCTTATCAACATGAGCAAGCGCGGCATCTTTAGCAGCTGATTTGGCATTTTTAGCCTTTTCAGTCTTAACTTTATCGATTTCTTTCTGCCAGCGATTGTTTAGGCTGGCTTTATAACCCTTAACATTTGGTTTTTCACCAGAATCAACGGTTGAATTCACATAACGGCGTAAAGTTTCACCATGACCAGTTAAATGGTCGTATGAATGACCCTTTAAGAGCTTCGAAGCAGCGGTGACATGAGTTAAAACTGCCTTTTTATCCTTTGGTGACAGCTTTTGTTCACTTTTTGACACTGTATGATCAACTAGATGAACGTCTGGGTGTGAACCAAATGATGATTGGTTGGTAATTGGCGTTGCTTTTTTCTTCGGACCAACTAATCTTGAGTGAATTGTCATACTCACCTTTGAATCAGCAAGTTTTTTGCCTTCTGGTGAGCCTTTTTTCACTGAATATGTGAGAGTGTTTGGCGTGTGGCTGATGCTATCGCCCTTTTCTTTACGAGTATCAGGTGTTGACATGAATCCACCTTGATATTCGCCTGACTTTTTAGGTAAAACCTTGTGACCGTGGGCTAAAACGGCTTTCAGTGGACCCATGAGATATGGTTTATGTCCATGCTGCTTGTCAATATCGGCTTCAGAATAGTTATAGCTGGATCCTGTGCCTTTATACTTGACTCCAACGCGACCATCACGCTCGCGTTTGATCTGAAACGACATTTTATCGTCAATTTTACGAGTTACAGGAGTTCTGCCGAGGGCGACTCCCTTTATAGTATTGACTGCGTGGTGTGCTGCTTCGTGACCGTCGAAAGTTCGGTCGGATGGATGCTCGATATGGAGAATTCCAGGAGCATCGGCTTTGGCTTCAACTAAAATTGATTCGACAAAAAGATTAAATCTTAACATAGTTGTTCCACACTGTGGGTACTATGTTATTTAGTTATTTTTATCAGTTAAGGTATCGTAGATGATGTCATCGATAGTTTGTTGAATCGAATACTCAGGACGATAACCGAGTTCTCTCAACTTGGTATTATCCATGAAGAAAGAGCGCGATGACTGAACCTTCTTATGAAACTCTTTCTGCTCAATCGTGCGGATTTCTGAGCCAGAATCCATTGCATCACGAGCATAGCGAATAATATCTCGGAAGATTATTCCTGTGCCATTCCCGATATTGTAGATACTATTTTGCTCGCCAGTTCGTACACAAAGATCGATTGCTCTAGCGCAATCGCGAACATCAATATAATCACGATAAAAATAACCCGAGTCGTAGAGGTCGACTGGTCGGTTGGCTTTAAGTTCTCCCAGTAGATACTGGAGTGCGTTTTTCTTCGCAGAAACCTTTTTATCTTCTTTACCCAATACATTTGCTAGTCTCAAGATGCGATAGTTTAGATCAAACGTCTCGCAGTATGACATAAGCAACTGCTCGGCGCAACGCTTTGTGATTGAATAAAATCCCTTTGGATCGCAAGAATCAGTCTCGGGGATGCCACGAGAGCCTTCCCCGAAACCAGAATCTTTACCATACACGAACCAAGAACTGACGAAATTGAACGTTCCCTTCTCGCCAGTTTCTTTTACATATTTACGATATTCGTCGAGAACCTTTACGAGAACAACGAGATTAGTATTAATGTCCAAGAGAGAATCGACATGCACATTATAGTTATCAACGGTACTAATAAAGTAAACGCAATCGGCACTCCGTACTTGGTAATTATCTCTGTAATTTTTGATCCAGCCTTTGGCAACGTTACAGTATTCACTTCCGACAAAACCATATCCTCCAAAGACGTTTACCATTGCCATTTTGAGATTACACTCTCATAGTAAGCAAATACATCTTCACCATAATGCGGTGGGCAACCGACGAAGAATACGTTGCTCAATGCCTTGTTTGCGTTTGGATACTTCGAAGCATCGTCAAGGTGTTTGTAACCAGGATGCAACAGAATATTTCCAGCAAAGTAATTGCGAGTCTGAATTCGATTTGCTTCACAGAACGCTTGAAGTTTTTCTTTCAGTTCAGGTGTATCAGTAATCAATGGAACACCGAACCAAGAAGGATCAGCAAGCAAAAGATTCTCAGCAACACGAACACCAGGAACATACTTCTCAAAGAGATTCTTGATGCGAGCAAAGTTCACGCGACGCTTCACATCAATCTCATCGATCTTCTTCAACTGCTCAATACCAATCGCGCCCTGAAGGTCAAGTGGCTTGAGATTGTATCCCATATTCGAAAAGAGATATTTGTGATCAATTATTCCATTATATCCTTCAAGCCATTTATCAAAGCGATTGCCACATGTTCCACAAGCCAATAGATTAGCAGCACCAACGCAACGGCAATCACGACCCCACCAGCTAATGCTGCGAGCAGTGTTGATGAGTTGCTCGTCATCGGAGCAAACCATGCCGCCTTCGCCTGTCGAAATGTGGTGAGCAGGATAGAAAGATGTTGTCCACGCATAGTAATAATCCGTCAGAAGTTTACCATCCCACTTTGTGCCAAGTGAATCACAGTTATCACCAATCAAACGAATGCCATGTTTCTCGCACATAGCCTTGATTCGATCCATATCTGGCGGATTGCCAAGAACTGGTGAAACAAAAATGGCAACGGTCTTATCGGTAATCCACTTTTCAACATGATCAAGATCAAAGTTGAGTGTCTTCATTTCAATATCAACAAAGACTGGCACAAGCCCATTTTGAACCAACGGAGCAATTGTAGTCGGGAAGCCTACTGGTGAGACGATAACTTGATCACCATCCTTCCAACCCAAGTGTTTCTTAAGAGCAGCAACCATCGTCAAGTTAGCCGATGAACCAGAGTTCACCATGTGAGCATGCTTCACATTAAACTTACGACAGAACGCCCACTGAAACTTGGCAACTTGCTCACCAGAAACAAGCCACTTGCCTGTTAAAAATGCAGTAACACCAGCAATGACTTCTTTCTCATCCCAATATGGACCAGAATAGAATACTGTATCTTTCTCAGGATTGAATTGCTTACAGTTATATGCATACTTCGGTGTACCAACAGCAGCAACCAGTTCTTCAATCATTTGTTTTACATCACTCATAATGTTTCCTTAAATAGTTCAATTCGTTTAGCCAAAGCGATTTTAACAGGTGACATTCTCTCATAAGCAGGAATGACACAATTAGAACGACGAGCAGTAGTTACACCTAAAAATTCTTCTTTCGTATACCAATCGCAATCTAATCCCATCATGTCAGCAATTTCATGATTCGTGATTGGATCCCAATTGACAAGATTAAAAGGACCATTTGCATCCTTTTCAATCAGATTAATTGCATGACCTACAGCTTCGTCAATATCTGTAATTGAGTTTAGCCCACCTTCCATTAGTTTACCTGATTTTGAATAATTATACAACTTTTGCAGAAGGTTTTTAGAATTATTCGTATCATCAAATGGCAAGCGTACTCTAAAAAGCAAGCATCGATCTTTTAACAAGAGATCCGACACACCCTTACTGACTGAATATGCGCTGCCAAAGAAATTGGGATCCGCATAAACATCGTCAATTTCTCCTTCGTAGATACATCCGCTCGAGAAGTGTGCAAATCTTGCGTCAACTTTATCGCATTCTTCTAGAAGTCTCAATGGAAAAATTCCATTCGCTTCCATTGTTTCTAGTTTAATTTTTTCGCATGCATCTACATTTGGTGCGCCTGTTATACCAGCACAGTTTATGACCCAGTCATAACTGTTTTTCTGAATAGCAAGTTCAGCTTTATGGTGTGGACAAATTGTAACCACATGCTCTCTTGTGATAAGTTGATCGAATACCTTTCGACCAACCCAACCTCTACCGACGACTAATATATTCATATTGTTGTAGTATCTTACCCAAATACTTCCCATAATCAGATTTGTGATATTTGTTTGCCGCAGCAAGAACTTGGTTCTCAGTGATCCATGCATTCTTAAATGCAATCTCTTCAGGACACGCGATCATCATACCAGTTCTGCGCTGAACTGACCCCACGAATACCGATGCTTCAGAAAGAGACTCAAACGTGCCAGTATCAATCCACGCAATGCCACGATTGAGATATTCAACCTTAACATCATGATGCTTCAAATACAGATTATTAATGTCTGTAATTTCTAACTCACCCCTTGCTGAAGGAGAGATCTGCCATGCATAGTCTACTACTTTATTGTCGTAAAAGTAAAGCCCAGTGACCGCATAGTTACTCGGAGCAAATTTTGGTTTCTCGACAATTCCTATGATTTCGCCGTCGTCATTGATTTCAACGACACCAAACCTTTCTGGATCAGCAACGTGATAAGCAAATAAAGTGCAACCAACATTATTCCACGTTGCTGAATTGAATCGATTAATCAATTCGTTTCCGTAAAAAATATTATCACCAAGAATAAGTGTGACATCATCTTTTCCAATCCACTTTTCGCAGATACGAAAACACTCAGCAATACCCTTTGGCTCTGGTTGAATTGCATATGAAATGCTAATGCCCCATTGAGAGCCGTCACCACAGAGTCGTTTAAATGCGTCAGCATCGTTTGGTGAATTGACAATCATGATATCGCGAATACCAGCCATCATCAATGTCGATAGCGGATAATAAACCAG